CCATGCGTCAACGATTTGTCTTGACCGAGTTGGATCCATCCAAGGTTCCAACACTTTAAGATATAATTGTTGGGGTATCAAATCAGTAGCGCTTTTAAGATCGTAAGAAGCTATAAAACTATGAGGTTTACTCATAAAGTCTTTAACTCCTTGCAATTGATTAAAAGTAGCATCGGAGGGAATACCCTTAAGAACTTTAAACATACTATCATGAACAGGTTTTAACACAAATTGAGTCCAGTAGTCGGAAATTGCGAAAACTCGCACTTTCCCCGCTGCCTCATATTTAAGTGATAATTTACCTAATTTCAGAGATGATATGTAAGTTTTTAATTTAGCTGGATCAAGTTTGTTAACTTCCTTAAGTTTTTCTTGAGCCATATTTTGCATAATTTTTAATACTTGATCTACATTAAGAGCATTATTTGGAATAAATTTATCTTCCGCATTAAACGGAGTTAATAATCGTTGCATGTACGTTAAAAGTAAATTTGAACGTCCATGAACCAGATGTGCAACTGCATCATCTGCTGCTCCTGCAAAGGAAACAGAATTATTAGGTCCCGCTTTAATATTAAGAGGCAGATCTTCTGCATCTAATATAAAAGAACATTTAATGTTAGTAGGATTAATAAAATTCCAAAATAAGGTTCGAGTTAACTCTAATTCAGATAAATCATCTGTTACATCAAAAAATAAATATTTTGATAACTTTTGAGCTTTCTCTTCAGAAAGCCCAAATAATTTAGCACTCGGTGTGAACCGAGGGCTTGTAATAGATGACAAATCAGGATCTTTATATGTTCCTGATAAACCTTTATAAGAGTGTAGTAATGAAACTATTACTCGAATATATGATAGATTTTTAGATCTAATCATATTTCTTAAAGTAGAAGGTAGAAAAGCAGGTAAACCTGCCGTCAATTTAATTCGTTGACCTAGTTCTTGCGTTGTAGTTAGAGGATTTCCACTTATATACTGTAATACAGCAATAGATGAAATTTTTAATCGAGTAATTACTTGATTAATACCTCTAGTTAAATGGATTAGACCAAAATGTTTTCCTAATTTCCCTACTAATCGAGTATTCACTCGAGAAGATTTAAGTCCAAGCCAAGATATTATATGTTTATAATATAATGGTATGAATTTGTCGAAGTTTCCTTCGATTAAGATCATAGAGTCTTTTATTTTCCAACCGGGAATTAGGTTTAATATAAAATCTCGAGGAAAACCACTCATCCCTAATAAGGGGGTGTTCGGTGAACCCTTCGGGTCTGGGAACTTTCTGGCAATAGACGCAGGAGAATCTCGCGGAGTTGCAATGACATCAATCGATGCCTCATTAGACAACATAACCCGAATTAACTTGTTATATTCGCTTTCAGAGACATAAAGTAACTCATCCGCATCAGCGGGGTCCCGGATAACGTATCCTTTACGTTTATGGTCAGACCATGAAATATCTCTCGATAATTCATATAAGGATCTTTGTAATAAAACAGATGATAATTTCATATTAATTAATATATACATTTAATTCATATGAGATAGATATAAAGGTAGAAAAGAAGCAGTCAGTAAGACGTTTCATATGATTCATATGGAATACCCATACTATACACTTTACTTATCCATAAACATCTTTAAGAGATGGTAAGTCCCTCATTGGGTCCTGCTACGGATATCCAACAAGTTTATAAAGATTATTTAAAGAATGGTATTGTTAACCAATGATAGTCACTTAATCCACTCCTTCGCATCTAATCATACCTCATAGAGGAATGTCAATGTGATGGAAGATTAGGACACTACCCCTCTTTGCCCAAAATATTGGGGGGAGCAGATCGCTCCGTTAAGATATACTTTCAAGCATGGAAGCTATCCCGTA